TTAGAGCTAGACTTGTAAAACTTCTTGAATACGAGAGATTGTACAATCTCGGAGGACTTCTGTATTGGGGAATCAAATGTGATATTCCACAATTCGACAATCAATTATCTCAAGAGCTACCTAGAGAAATTCATAAGATTGATTTTGTGAATGTGATTGAAGCCGATCGATTCAATGTTCATATTCAATCTACTGATCCACTTTCCAAAAATTATCATAATCATAAATTCTGGGTGTATGGAACTCAGGTTCATAACTCAAGAGTCGAATGGCTCGTGAATGATTTTATGGCTGATGAGATTCGTGGAATATCAGTATTGGAAAAAATCCTGGAAGCAATTTATGCCCAAGACATTGCATTGTGGTCTGTTACAACAAACCTCTTCGAGTCTTCCGCTAAGGTTTTCAAATCTAAAAATGTAGATCTTGCAAGTCCAAAAGTTCTCTCAGAATATATGCGATTGCTAAGCAAAACTTTGAGCACGCAAAGCTTTCTACCTATTACAGAAGGTGATGAAATTTCTAGAATTGCCAATACTGGAAACTCCGATTCAAATTTAGCAGACTCTCTCAATCATGTCTTTGATGTTCTATCAGGACTTTCCCGAATGCCTAAGTCCAAGATTCTCGGACAAGAGCAAGGAGCACTCACTGCTGGACAATATGATTTGATCTCTTACTACGACGATTGTTCCAGACAACAAGAATCTAAAGTCCGACCTATCATCGAGAAAGCAATCCAACTCATCATACGAGAGAGAGATGGTGAGATTTTCAAGAAACTTGGTGGAGATGTAAACTCTCTCGATTGGGAATTCACATTCAATCCACTTTGGAAATTGAATCCTCTGGAAGAAGCTCAGATGAAATTGCAATTAGCACAAACTGATCAGATCTATATCACAGCTGGAGTAGTCAGTCCATCCACTGTAACAAGAATGAGGTTCGCTGATCTGGAAGAATTCGAAGATCCAGATGAAAATGATGACAGCAATCCGTATAACTTAGAGATGCCTGAACTTCCAGTTCCCGATCCTTTAGCTAACAAAGCGAATATGGATACAAATGGAAAATCGAAAAACGCATTCTAAGCCATTTTGCGGGGCTTTGCATGTCTACCCACCTAATGATATAGGAATCGAGTTATCTAACGTTTTAAAACGGCAAAGATTTGATTTTAGCGTGGTTCCAGATGGATTTTAGAAGCTATATGAGACATATTCCTGGGAAAATGAGGAAAATCGACTAAAATGTATCCTAACCACCTAGAAAGAGACTCAAAAAAGTTCTATCGATTGGAGATCAAAAGGTTTATCTCAGATATCAATCGTAAGGTTTTGTTAATTGCCGAGCAATACCAAGCATCAATTCCTATTTTGGACTCGGTTGAATCGAGCCAGGTCTCTTTGGATGCATCTGATCTTGCTGTAGAGCTGGCAAAGTTAGAAAAAGAGTATGGTGATTTTGTTCCTTCCGATGTTTTCCAAAATCGAATCACGAAAAATACAAAACTAATTGATGCTTGGTCGAAGGCTCAAACAGAAAAGTCTTTCCGGAACCAAAACAGTAAGATGGGAAATCCACCACCACCTGGTAACAGCGGAGGTGATCGATCTGGATTTCGAGTTCCAGCTTTAGGACTTCCCAAGGAATCACCTAAAGTCTTCGAGAATATCAATCAGAAGATTAAAGAGCAGTACAATATCATGCATTCTGGAATGAGAGATCATATGACCGATGTCCAGAAGATTGTCCTTCAAGGAATTGAAAAAGGAAAATCGATTCAAGATATCGGCAAGGATCTTAAGAGCCAAAATGATCTGACAGCTGGACGAGCTGAGTTTTGGGCAGAGGATCAGGTTCAAAGATTTTTTGCAGAGCAATCTGAGCTCAGACAGAAAGAAGCAGGCTTCCCTGGTTTCTGGTGGAGAAACCAAAAAGATTCCAAAGTTCGAGAGACTCACAGAGGTAAGTCAGCAGGTGGACCAGCTGACCAATATTGGTATTGGGATAAGCCTCCAATTTTAAACAGAAAAGGAATTGGACCGATGGCAACTAAGCCAGGTGAGGAATGGAGATGCAGGTGTTATGCAGAGCCTGATTGGCCACCAATCAATTCAAAAATCGAAAGTCCTAAAGATCCGATTCAGTCTGTTGAGATAAAATCTTCGAGTTCAAATGAGATTTCAAGAAAGCCTTCCGAGATTGTTAAATTCAGTTCTCAGATTCTATCTTCCAGACTTGGATCCACATCAAGAGAGTTGAATGAAATTTTGATTCTTCCTGATTCGGTTAAGGATGTGAAGGTTGCAACCATACTCGCTTCTTATGCAAAGGCTAATCCAAATACTCTTGGATATTTCGATCCGAATACCAATTCTATCGGCGTTTCAACTTTGGTTTCGCATCAACAATTAAGCCAATCAACATTTGTCCATGAGTTTGCGCATATGGTTGATTTTAATGTTCTAGGAAAGTCTGAACAGTATGGAACGAAGACGGAAAAGACGAAACTGTTTCGAGAGACTATTGTTAAAACCAAAACATATAAAAACCTAGTCCAGCTCCTTAATAAAGGTGAATTTTTGGATGGAAGAAAATTTAAACCTGATCTTGCAACTATAAAGCATATTGAATATTTATTGGATATCTCAGAATTATTTGCAAGAGCGAACGAACAGTTTTTGGCTAAAAAGCTTAAAAGTAAAAAAATTCTAAGTCAAATTGAAATTAAAAAAGCCTATCCGATATCTGGTTATTGGGAAGAATCCGAACTTTTAATGCTTGAAAAAACTCTCGAAGAAATTTATACTGAAGCGAAGATACTAAAATGAAAATTTCAGAAGCTTTAAAAACTTTAACTTTTGAGGAAGCGGAGTCGAATCTCTACAATGTATTTGGAGACGACTTTGACTATAATCTCGTAGTAGCTTCCTATATGAAAGTTAAAAATATTGATCTTGAAACTGCTAAAGCTATTGTTGATTACGCACGTTCCCAAGCCGATCAAAGAAAAACTGATCAAGAAATCCGTTCTAATTTCTAGATTCCAAATCCAAAAACCTAATCATTCCTAGCCATTCAGAATCACTGCCTTGTTGGCTTTAGGAGACAGTGCTATACTGTTTTCAAATGCCAGATTTTGCGATACGATACGACTCTGCTACACTTGAATTAAGTCACGTCAAGGAAGACGAAGACTTTCTTCGATGTCGAGTTGCGTTCGCTCGAACTGGTGTATTTCCATACGTTCGATCCGACGGAAAGATTCTCAGAGAGGCTAAATTACCAGAGGATTTATTCTCGCCTCAAACGATTGAGTCAGCCAAAGGAATTGCTGCAACTAACGATCACCCACCTATCTCTGATAACGAGGGTTTGATCTCAACTTCGAATTCCAAGACGTATGCAAGAGGTGCACTAGGCGATTCTATCACGAAAGATGAATCCAAGCTTTGGGGCAATGCGACAATTTGGGATGCTGACTTAAAACGAGAAATTCTCGAACGAAAGAAAATCGAAATTTCTGTTGGATTTCGATCTACGATAGTTAGCGAGCCAGGTGAATTTAATGGTGAAGCTTATGACCTTAAGCAAACCCACATTCGCTTTAACCATTTTGCATTTGTTGACCAAGGTCGAGCAGGCGAAGAAGTGAGAGTCTATCTAGATTCCGCAGATCTACCAAAAAACTTAGATGTAGCATTCCAAGAAACTCGAAAAGGAGTCCCCATGAAACCGAAATTTTTAGAAAAAGCACGTGCTCTTCTAGACAGTGCCAAAGCTCTGCTAGATGGCGATGACACAACCGATCCAGCTAAGAAGGATGAAGGCTTAGAAGCTGGAACTAACGCTGATCCAGCGAAAAAAGATGAAGAAATGGCAGGTGATGGAACTAATACCGATCCTTCCAAAGAAAACCCAGATCCAGCTGCAAAGCAAGACAATCCCGATGTTGAATTGCTTCAAACTAAGATTCAACTTTTGGAACAATTGTTGAAAGAACACCAAGACTTATTGCAGAAAGCAACATCAGAGGCAACTCAAGATTCGCTTGCGATGAAGAGATTGAAGCTAATTCAAACTGTTCAAGCGGTTGATTCAGAAGCTAAGACTGATGGAGTATCTTCCAAAGAACTCAAGAAACTTGTGGTTGCTAAAGCATTCCCAGAATCTTCCGCAGCTAAGCAAGATTCAATGGATCCAAAATTGTTGAACGGTTACTTTGAAGCAGCTGTTGAGACTTTAAGAACCAAAGCGAATGATAGAGATGGATCGCCCTCATCAGCAGCTAAACAAGATTCAGCTGACATAGCGACTTTAAAGAAAAATCGATCTTCTATCCATAAGGAGGTTTAACCATGAGATTAAACAAATTAATGATTTTCATATTTACAATTTTAGCGTTTCTCGCAATCGCTAATTGCATTCCTGATCTGGCTCCAGCTTTAACTGGATTTGAATTGCCCGGAGCTGTTTTGGCAATGTCTACGGTATTTGGTGTTCCTGATAGAGCACTTTATGAATTTGTTCCGGGACAGCTTGGAAGACAGGCTCGTAACGGCAGATTCTTTCAACAAGGTGAAAAGATCAGTTATGGTCGCTTGCCTTTTGGCTTTGGAGCTATGATTGTTGGTGCTGGCGATGGACTAGCAGTTGTCTCCGCTGATGGAGTTCAAGATAAGCTTGCCGTTGGAACTGGCAACGCAGGATTGCTTCTTACTACTAAGAACATTGCTGACTGGATTCGATTCTTTGTTATAAATCCTGGAACGAATAACGCTCCTCTTGAAGTAGCTGTATCAGGTTCTGGAGCTAAAGAAGATCCATACGTTGTAGGTGTTTCAGCAGCTACAAACGGTTCAGCGGCAATCACTTCTACTGCATCTCAAGTCAAAGCAGCTCTTGAAGCTGATGAAGATATCAATGCAGTTCTAGATGTTGCCTTAGCTGGAACAGGTGCTTCTGTTATAGTTGCATTCGCAGAAGCTGCTCTTGTAAAAGATTCAGCTGCTCTTCGATTCGATGGATTGGTTGGTCATTCTTCCAGTGCAGGTGATATCTCGAATGAAGCATTCAATGATTCTGAGTTGTGTAATTTAATTACAGAAGGTGTTGCTTGGGCTCCTTGTCTTGAAGCTGTTAACGCAATGGATGCTGTTCGCATTCGCTTAGTTGATAGTGGAGCATCCAAAGCAGGTATGTTCTGTAAGACCGCAGTTGCGAATGAAACGGCGTTAGTATCTGGTGTAAGATTCTATGGAAGCTTTGAGCCAGGCAATGTTGAGCTAGAGGTTCTACCTACTACTCATACAATCACAATGGACGTATAGGAGAGTATTGATATGCCATTAACTAAAAAAGCATTTTGGAGACCAGAGGATACTGAGTTTGTTTTCCGCAAAATCTTAGAAGTCAGAAAGAACGAGTTGGTAGCAAGAGAGATTCTTCCTCTCAATACTGAAACTCCTGCGTTTTCACACAGTTATACTGTTGAATACTTGGAAGAAACTGGATCGGCACGTGTTACTGAGTCAGGTAATAATGCTGATGATTTGACCTTTGTTGGTGAACAAGGTGGAGCTGTCACCGGTAAGTTGTTTAACATCGATGCAGGATTGAAAGTCACTCAAGACGATCTAGACTCCGCTGCTGCGAGAAGAGAAATGGGCAAAGGTAATTCTTATCCAGTAAGCGAAAAACGATTGAATGGAGCTCGACGATTTATTTCCGAACAAGAGAACAAAATCTGTTTTCACGGAATGAAATCCAAAGACGAAAAGAAAATCGTTAAACACGGATTATTCAATTGGCCAGGTGTTTCGGTGACTCCAGTTGCTCCAATCGGGACTTTGAATTCACCAGGTAACGATGAAGAGAAGAGATTGTTGTCGAATATGACTCCGATCCAAAAACTCACAACATTCTTAACTGCTAAAAAGGATCTTGAAAAATCTGGAAAGTATAAAGCTAAGATTTGTTTGATTTCAGATGAAGACTTCTTGGAACTCTTGATGCCATTTTCAGAAAGTGAGACAATCACTACTTTGGATTGGTTGATGAGTAAGAAAGACATTCTTTTTCCAGGTGGATTCGTAAGAACCCAAGACTTGAATCCTGGAGTGCTCAAGAAAAAAGGTAATGGCAATAACTTACTTGGTGGATTTGTGCTCATGGAGAATACAGCAGACGTTGTGGAACTCATTGAAGCCAGAGAGTTAGATGTAGTTACTGAACCAATGAAAGAGATCGAAGGCTACATGAGAATGAAAGCTTTTGAGAAAATTGGCGGGGTTCATGTAAATCGACCTGAAGGAATTCTAGTTAGAACTGGAACCTCTCGATTGGTAGTAGCGTAAACTTTTTTAAAGGTTAAAAGTAAATGGCTCTGGCAACTGTAACACAACTGAGATCCTTTCTCCAGAATAAAGTTATTCAAGTATCTGATGATACATTGAATCTCTATTTGGATCTAGCAGTAGAAGCTGTAGTCTCTCAGGGTGTTGCAGTTGATCATCCTAAGTTTTACCAATTGCAAATGTATATTACAGCAAACGATTTAGAGATTGCTGGGATTATTGAAAGAGATGTCTCAAGCGAATCTGCTGATGGCATATCACGATCTTATTTTGGCAATGGAAGAGATGCCGAGAACTCAACAGCATACTATAAGTTATTTCAAAGAACTAAATTTGGAATCCTTGGATTTGCTGGAAGGAGTGGAGTCTGATGTCAGTTAAGATTACTGACAGCGGTTCAACGGATATCAAGCGAATGATTGCTGGATTAAAAATCATTGAAGATTCAGAAGTATTGGTTGGTCTTATTGGCAATGAAGATACTGAGCTAATGATTTATGCCGGTGCACAAGAGTTTGGTGCATCGATTAAGCGTGGAAAGACGACTGTTATACTACCTGAGAGGTCTTGGCTTAGAGAAACTTTGGATCAAGTTAAAGTGCAAGATAGAATTTTCGAAGAATATGAAAGAGGAATTCGGGATTTCTTCTCTGGTTCGATTGCAGCTGAGCAGGTGATGCATCGAGTAGGACTCGTTGCTGTAGCTGAAATCAGAAATCGAATAGTGAATAATGATCCAGCATTTACACCATTAGCTGATTCCACATTAGCTAAGAAGAAAGGCCCCGGTATAATGCGAGAATCTTTGCGACTCTTTAAGGCAATTAATTATTCTATCAATGGAAAAGTTTATGATGTGCAGGTAGCTGCATGATGCTGAAAGGACTTGGACTCACTCTTTTGAAACACAATAAGGATGTAACCTTATATGTGAAAGGTGAAAGTACTAAGGATGCCAATGGAGAGTATGTGGAATCTGTAGCTATGAAATCTGAAAAGATTTGGCCATCTACTCCGATCAGTGGAAGACAACTCAATCTTTCTGATGCAGGTTCTTTTAGTTCGGAAGATAGAAACCTTTTTCAGTTGGAACCATGCGATGTTGAACTGAAGTTCAACGATGAATTTAAAGTGAATAATACATATTATGTGATTCGAGATATTAAGGACATGAGGGATGAAGGTGGATTCATTCGCTATCTAGGAAGAAAGAAAGATCCACAGATCGATACTGAAATTGAGGTTATACCGTGAAAATATTACAAGACATCGAAAAGGCTATGGAACTGTTAAGAGATCATCTAACTCCAAATGAACCTAAATTAGTTATAGATAGAGAATCTCAGATAGAGCCCAAATCGCTGTATCCATTTGGTTTGTATAAGATTTTGAATCTATTCCAAGTTCCCGAACATTCTGCATCGAAAGTTTTAGAACCAATCGTTGTGGATGATGTAACTGATCCAGATAAGTTGAATGAGATTACTAAGAAGATAAGTAGAGCAACCATCTCTATCAGCTTTGTTCACAATAAATCTCTTGCTACTGCTATGGATCTGGCTTCTAGAGCTATGGATTATTTCGATTCTATTGAAGGATTGAAGGCATGTCAGGCTATCGAGGTAAGTCCTAAACTTGTCTCTGGTGATATCCAAGATCGAACCATTCCAATGGATACAATTCGTTATGATTATAGAACAGGATTTGATTTGCATTTTGATTATTACAAAGTTAAGACCAAGCAGGTTGGCAAACCATCATCTGCACCTGTTATTGAGGAGGAATAGATGATATCTAAAATTGAACCCATAAAGGTAAATATACAACTCGGAAATACTCCAGTTGCTCAAACAAGTTTTGACCTTGCGATGTTGCTCGGTGTAAAAGCACCTAAGTATTTTGCAGATGTTCTATCTGGTGAATCAGGACTCAAATTCACTTCCAAGACTGGTGGCGTTGTGTATATCAATGTTGTGTATGCAGTATCTGGAAATAATACAGCTCTATCCGTTGCAAGATCCGGAGCTGGAACAAGTGTAGCTCCATATATAATTGAAGTAACAGTTGCTACGAATGGTTCTGGTGAGCCAACTTCTACTGCTTCTCAGGTTAAGACCGCTGCGGAAGGTGTTTCCGATGTAAACACAATTGTGGATATTGCTCTCTTAGGTGAAGCTGGTTCTGGAGTAGTTGAAGCTGTAGCATCCTCTGTTCTTTCTTATGAAAGATATATGGAGATATCTGAAGCTGATGATCTTTTAGGTTTAGGATTCGAGAATACAGATCTTGAGTACAAAAAAGCACAAGCATTCTTTGCTCAAAACAATGCTCCTTCAAGGCTTGCCGTATTTCTACTTACTGCGTGGAATCAAATTGAAACTGAAATTGCAGCTCTTAGAAATAATGGAAAGGATTCTTGGTATAAGGTTTTTGGAACTACCAATACGAAAGCAGAGATTATTGCAAATTCAAATTATCTTGCTTCTATCAAAAAGCGATATGTTGGGTTGACTTCTGATATCACTCTTTTAGTTGGAAGAAATGAAGAGCGAGAATTATTGATTTTTCATTCTGATCCAAGTAATCATCCTGATGCTCGTTACTTAGGTGATACTGTTGCTAGACAAGTAGGAAGTTATAATCCAGCATATTTAAGATTATCTGGTGTAACTAACTCAGGATATAGCAATTCTACAACCAATTCAATTATTAACGATAAAGGAAATGTCATAGCATTGTTCTCAGGATTCCAAGTTTTCTGGCCTGGCATAACAACCGGTGGAGCTTATGATGATGTAATTGATATCCGAGATTGGTTGCAAGCCAGGCTTAATGAGGATGTATCTTCTGTTTTCCTTAACAATCCAAAAATTGGTTATACTACAACTTCCCTTGCTTTAATTACAACTGCAATGCGAGATCGATTCACGGCAGCAGGTAACTCAGGAATGATTGCTGCTGTTGAAACAGACGAAGATCTTACTCGATCTGATTTAGGAGATTATCAATATAAAATCATAGTTCCAGACTTTGATTCAATTCCTAAAAACGATAGAGACAATAGAGTTTTTCCACCTATAAAATTCAAAGTAAGATTGCAAGGTGCAATTAATACTGTAGATATTGAAGGAGAGTTAGATTAATGATTTGGGATCCTAAGAAACTTAAATTGATTATAAACGGAAAGGATCTTACTCCTTCAGGACAAGATTCGCATATAAAAGTTGAACGAATGACAGGCGATGTTATCAGCTCACAGTCTGGTGTAAATGGAGACAATAATATCTCAGAGATCTATGATTATCGTTACAAGTTGACAATCGTTAATCTCGGATCAGATCCTAACAATGCATTGTTAGACGCATTAACTAAGACTCGCACTATGTTCACTGTATTGATAGAAGATAAATCTGATGGAGGTCATGTAGGATTTGCATCCAAAGGAAGAGTAATGACTCCAGCTGTAATGGAAAGAGGTAAAGAATACAAGGATCAAACTTGGATTATTCTAATGTTAGATTATAAAGGAGCAACATTATCATGAGTCAAGATCAAGCACAATCTCAAAATAATAGGAGCCATGCAGATTCACTTCCAGAATATTCAAGTGCTCCAGAATCCAGTAATATTTCGAAATCATCTAATAAGGTTAAGATGCAATCTCCTATACTTCGAAAAATTGATGATACTGGACGTTATGCTGAGATTACATTTATCGATGGTAGGAACTACGCTTTACATCATCCAGGCAATCGTAAAGCTGCTGAGTGGAAGTCAATTTCACTGACAGACAAGATATCTACTATTGATTTGATGGAAAGAGCTTTTGAGTTTGTTGTCAAGCCAATCAATCATAACTTCCAACCTAATGTAGATGATATTCATCCAAAAGAATTGGAGGTATGGACTCTTGTAGTCCAAAGGTTTCTTGCTGGGAAGTTGGAACAAGAGATTTAACTGGAATAAGAATCCATCAGAAATAGAGATCAAACAGTATGGATATGATTTGTATAAAACTAAAGCAGGTTACTACCAACCATTTATTGTTGGTGCTTCTGTTTTTTCTCAAGAGTATATAGATCAAATGTCGGATTTGGAATATAGAATGTTTTTAGAAGCATTAGATGATCGAATCAAATATGAGGATAATCGAGCATTGCCTAGGAGAATTATCTTCTAATGGCTCTTAGAGAATTGAATGTAGCTATTGATTTATCTGGGGATGCAGCTGATGCACTCGATGCATTAGAGCAAGAGGTAAATCAAATCAAAGAAACTTTTGGCAGTTCTTTGGAATCTGTTGATTTATTTTCACGAGAAGCTGCAAATTCAATTCAAGATTTAGGTGCAAGTGTTTTTGACACTGCATCTAAATCTAATCCTGAGATTTTGCGATTAGCTGAATCTCTTGGAAAGACCGAAGCAGAAATGGAAGCTTTGATTAATTCCGCACGCAATGATTTGAATTTAGAAGATGAATTCTTAGAATCAGCTAAAGCTGCTGGACTAACAGAACGTGAGATTAAAAAGATCAATTCCACATTAGATAGAACTTCAACTTCCGCTAAGAATCTTGGTGGATTCTTAAAAGGAGTTGCAGCAGCTGGTGTAATCGCATTTGCAGCAAGTTATGCTTCTGCTTCTCTCGATGCTTATTCTGCTTTAGAGCAACAAAGAGTACAAGTGGAAAATCTTGCTGGTAGTGAGTATCCAAAACTTGGAGCAGCAATAGATGAAGCTCTTGTGAATTCGCAAGGTCTTAGTTCTGAAGGATCTCTAAAAGCTGCTGCAAATCGTGCTCTTGAAATGGGAGCTTCAGTAGATTTTATATCTAATTCTCTTTCTGGATTACAGCAAGTCTCTGCTGTAACTGGTAAAGATTTAGGCGAAGTTATGCAGAAGGCACAAGAGTCTATTATCTCAGGATCAGATGAATTCTTGAAAAAGAACGGAGCCGTCTTCGGTAAGTACCAAGCTCAGTTCAAGGCAATTGGAACTGGTGCAGACGAGACTTCCAAGAGAATGAGAGAGGCTCTTATAATGACTGCTCTCAAAGAAAATTCAGCTCTCACAGAACAATACGCAAAGCATATGAATACAGCTGCTGCACGAGCAGAAATTCTAGATCAAAGATTTGGAGATTTAAGAGAAATTATTGGAGAGATGGTAGCTAATGCTATTAAGCCTCTACAACTTGCACTGATTCCTTTGTTAAATTATTTTACAGATAGTGAAGATGGAGCTAATAGAGTTAAGTTTGCACTTATTGTGTTAGCTGGAACATTAACTGCAATTTTAATACCTACAATTTATACAATGATTGGAGCAGGCTATGCTTTCATCGTCGCTTGGGCTCCTGTGATTGCTATAATGGTTGGAATCGGAGCTGCCATTGCAGCTGTGGTTCTCGTAGTAGATGAGCTTTTAACGTGGATGGATGGTGGAGATTCCATCATTGGAGATTTCCTTGGACCATGGAAGGATTTTGATCTAGCTAAACTCTTTAAAGGTATGTTAGACAAAGTTCTGAATCTTGTAAAGACTTATGGAAAGTATGTGATCATGGCTCTCTTTCCAGTTTCTGCTTTGTATTTTTTCTGGGATGACATTGTTGCATTCATATCTGGTATTCCTGATAAGATCATTGCGATGTTTACGAAAATGAAAGATGACATAAAGAAAATACTTGCAGAGGTATTACCAGCATCATTTGTAAATGGCTTAAAATCAATTGGAATTGATTTAGGTGGAAGCAATGCTACAAACGTTAATGATGCGATTATCACAAAAGATGGTCAAGTTATTCATACGCATCCAGATGATAATCTTTATGCGTTCAAAGAGTTGCCCGGTGCAAGTTCTGGTGGATCTTCGAATGGATCGGGAGGATCTTCCGGACTCAAGAGCCTTTTATCATTTAATATTGAGAAAATCATACTTGGATCGGGATCTACTGAGCAAGATGCAAAAGATTTTGTATCAATGATTGAAGAGCAGATTGATGATAAAATTGTTCCAAAGCTCAGACAACTTCTTGGGCTTCCAGAGGATGAATTTGCATGAGCAATCCAATCACAGGACGAGATACAATTGCTCTCAAGGCAGATGGCAAAGAAGTAGAATTAAATGTTGTTAATACATTTGATCATTCTTATCCAGCTGAGGTTACTAAACATCCAATCGAAAAAGATGGAACCAAACAGACTGTATCTGATCATGTCGCCCTAGGTGATCGAGCTCTCACTCTTGCGTTCGTTTTATCTTCTAGTACGGAACTTTTTGCGCTTACTCGTATGACAGTTGATGCAAAAATGAAACAACTTGTTGATTGGCAATCGAGAGGACAGATTGTAACTCTACTCGGCTATGGAACAGGAGGAATTCTCGATAAGATTATTTCTAAGCTTCCAAGCCTTTTTCAATACTTAGAACCTGATGATTTTATGGAAAGGTTTATTGGAAGATCTAGAGACGAAATTCCTAATTTATTGCTAGGTGATATAATATTCAATGAGTCAACTGAGTTTGGACAAGATGTAGGTGGTACAGTGATGATATGGCCAGCAGTTATTGCTGAAGCAAAAACAAGAGCTGTAGCGAACAAATCGTATCCAAGCAAAGGCAAAACCAAAACTCAAACGCAAGATACAAACAAGGCACCTTCAACTAAAAAGACTTTTGCTAAGTCTTTATATGGAGGATCCTGATTTGGCAGTTTTAGAATTTATACCTCTCGATCTTGCTGAGATACCAGTCCGCAAAACTATAGTATTAGAAAGCGTTGAACTGGAATTAGAGTTTGATTACAACACTGTAGGTGACTTCTATACAATGCTAGTTCGATCGGTTGAGACTGATCAAATCCTGTATACAACTAAGTTAGTTTACGGAATTGAATCGAATCATTTTGCTGTCGAAGGCTTTCCATATAACTTAACTATATTGCCTGTATCGATCGAAGACATTGTGTCCGATGAATCGGTTGAGATCGAATTCAATAAGGCAAACTTTTCTCGAATCCGAATTGCTATAGGAAGGATCGAGGAGTGAGCCAATTATTTTCAAGAGTTGCGGAAGTTGCGATCACTCCAACTCTCGGAGGAATCGCTAAGACATTTTCGTATCCTCCGTTTCGAATTGATTTCGAAACAGAGTTTGACCAATTCAATTCAACAAAATTGAGATTGTATAATCCTAATCAAGATACAATTAATTCTATTGAATCCAAAACTATCGGTGGTGTCAAAAGGTATCCAGATATTTTTGTGACTGCTGGATACAGAGATCTCTCAGGTATTTGTTGCTCAGGAAAAATCTATAAATATAAAGTATCCAATCAATCAACGGATCGGATTCTTGAATTGGAATGTACCGAACAAGCTGGAGTTTGGTCGAATACTTCAATCTATAAATCATATAGCAAGATGACTGCGGAAACTATCATCCAGCAAATTCTTGCTTCAACCGATATCAAAGTTGGAAAAATTGAATTATCTAAAAATCCAACAATTCGTTTCACCGCAACTTCGTTACAAAAATCAATCACCGATCTATGTAAGCTGACAGAGTCACAGTTTTTCTTTAGAGACGGTGAGATTTATATTCAACCTTTAGAATCAACTCCTGTTCCATCACAAATCTTGTTAGATTATACATCAGGCCTTATTGGTAAGCCCGAAAAAATTGGCGATAAAAAATGGAAAATTCAATCTCTATTTCGTCCAGAGTATCGAAGGAATTTAGTTTTATATGTTAAAGGCGGAGACCTGGATTCTCAGATCAAGATCGTCAAAGGTAAAAACAAATTCTCATCACATGCGCAAGCTAATGCTGACTTCGAAGGTGTTGAAGTATGAGTGCTAAACTTGCGAATCTATTAGAAGATCTTTTGCGCAATCGATTCAGTGAGATTCTGATATCGGTTCCAGCTCGAATCGAGAGCTATGATCGAAATAATAATCTAGCAAGTGTTCAACCGTTACTGAATCGCAAAGCAAACGGAACATCTAAAAAACGATATCCAGTTTTTTCAAATATCGACTGCCTTATGTATTGTCAGAATGGTTTTGTAATCAATAACAATTTTAAAGCTGGAGATATGGTTTTGCTTAGCTTCTCAACGCATTCGATTGAGCAAGGAATTCACGGTCAATATGATGATATTACAGATTCACCATTTAATCCGTACAATGCGTTCGTAATTAATTCATTCATAAGCAAGAAAAACATCAAACCTTCTCGTAACCAACTTTTGGAGAAAGAAGGATTGATCATGGGTCACGAGTCCGGTGATGCATTCATTCAGATTAAAGAAGATCAAATCGTTTTTCAAGTCGGAGGCGATGATGGAAACAAGTGGGTACTAAAATCTGATAAAACCGAAGTGAACAAAACCATAGAAGTTGAAGAGGATGTTATTGTCGATTCGAAAGTCACTAGAGTTTCAAGCAAGAAGCATGGTCACTCTGCACCGTTTGGACCTACAATATCTAAGCTTCCAGCAGGAGAGGCGTAAACATGGCTCTCAACCAAGCAGCTGCGAAGATCGAATTACGAAAGTTCATGGATCGAAATTTTGGAGATTATATCGGTGATGCTATTGATAAACAGGACTCGATTGATAAATCAATTTCAGCTTGGAAGAATGCATTTGAGAAGTGCTGTGAATTTATATCACCAGCTAGTTCTACACTTACAACTGCTTTAGCTGAGTTCGAGACGGCAGCTAATGGAATGTATTTAGATCCAACAGGGGCTGCTTTTCAAGCTTCTTGTGCTGCATTTGCTTCAACATTGGGAACTGGAATGACCGGATATACTGCAACACCACCAGCTGATCCATTCATTCCAGCTGGAGGAGATCCATCTAACCCTGAATTGAGTTGTGACTTCAAAGCAGCTCAAATGGTTGACTGGCTTAAGACAGGTAAGGCGACCAATATCGTCACTTCGGTCGAGGAGGATTGGGCATAATGCAAGGACTCAAAATTGAAAACAATGATCTAGTTCGAGATACAAACGGTCGCTTAGTGGAGATCGAGGGACGTGAATATTATATCCAAAGAGTCAAGATTAAAATTAAAACAATCTTAGGTGAAATACCTTATGATACTTTTTTAGGTATAGATTGGTTTTTGATTTTTGAAACTAAGGTTGGTGCGGATCGAATCTTAAGAGAGATCAATCGAGTTCTATTGCAAGATCCAGAGACATCATCTATAGAAAATCTTGAATTGATTGAGATCGATCGATCCGAACGCAAAGTTAAAATACAAATGGTTCTAATTTCTACTTATGGAAAAATTCCATTATCGGAGTTGATATCAATATGAGTTTTGGTGTAACACCTCAAGGATTTATACGAAAAACTAGACAACAAATTCTAGAATCTCAACGAGCAAATGCTAGAATTCAGCTGGGAGAAAATATTGATCTTAGTGATCAGTCTCCAGATGGACTTAGGCTACAAGCTCAGACCGATGAGTTAGATCTGTTATGGCAAACGCTAGAGTCAATTTATTATTCAAATTTTTTAGATACTGCAACTGGAGTATCACTAGATAGAGTGATAGCAGCTGGAGGACAAGAACGCGCACAGCCTAAACGAGCTATAGTACAACTCACTTTTGCAGGAGTTCCAGAGGCACCAATTGAACTTGGAATCATTGTCCAAACTCCACAAGGAATTCAGTATATAACAATTGAAGAAAGTGTTATCGGAGTTTCTGAGACTGGAACTTGCCTAGCTCAGTGTTTAGATTTTGGAGAAATAGGAAATGTTCCAGAGGCATCTATCAATGAGATTCTCACTCCTAAGAATGGAATAGAATCAGTTACGAATCTAACTCCAGCTTCTCTTGGTCGAAAAATCGAAACCGATCCAGAGACTGTTCGTCGGTATCGTGAACGTGGAGTTGCAGGTGGATCCTCGGCTGCAAATCTCCAATCACTTCTGAATAATCTACAATCTGTTATAACAGCTCGTGTATATGAAAATGATACTTCTGTTGAAGATGAGGAAGGCCGTCCTCCTAATTCAATGCAGGCAGTTATCGAAGGTGGAAGTCCGGAAGAATTCGGAGAATTATTCGTAAGGAACTGGCCAGGTGGAATCCAATCAATTGGTGAAGAATCTATAACCGTTATCGACAACAAAGGTGAGAATAGAACCTATTACTATGATCGTCCAACAGACGTTCGAGTATATGCCAAACTTGTAATAACTACTAATTCTTCGTTTATTGAAGGATCTGAGAGTATAATCAAAACCAACTGCATTAAAATCGTAGGTGGAATTGATACAATTGGAGATTCTTCTAAAACATATACTGGAAAAGGATTAGGTGAATCACTTTACTCTTGGGAATTGGAAGCTGCTCAATTAGGTATAGAAGATTTTGACACTGTTCGAGTATTCGGAATTACGAATATCACTGCCACGATCGGACTTACGGATACACCAATTGCTCTCATTCTAGAAGCTACTGGATCCGAAAGACTCAAACTTAATACAGAGGATATAGAAATAGAATTTGTATGAGTGACTTGAACACAATATTAGAACGTGTGAATGTATTTCCAGCGAGCTATCTCAATCGAGATATAGAATCGCAAAATGGTAAATTATTCCATGTTTATGCTTTAGAATTGCAAGATTTGTATCAAGCAATTGAGACTCTAGGAGAGCTCAATGATATCAATAAACAATCTGGAGTTGTACTCGATCTGATCGGTGAAAATCTCAGGCAACGTCGCAATGGATTGGATGATGAAAGATATAGAATTTTCCTTGCAATAGCGAATGTAAAAAGATCCGCAAAAGGTGATATTTACACTTTGAATGAAGTTACTTCGCGTATCGTTGCAGGTTTCGGAAACCTTTTCAAAATTAACGAATTATGTTATGATGATGGAGTTCGTTTGCTTGATGGAGGAGCTTTTTTAGATGCAACCTATCCGCTCTCCGGAAGCTTGAAACAACCTGCAACATTCGAAGTAATTTTGCTTGGATCACCTAACGAATTGGAAGTGATTTTTGAATTCAATAAAGCAATTTTTGATATAAAAGCTGGTGGAGTAAGAGCGATTGTAAGTTATAGATTCGAGATCAAATTATCTGAATCTCTCAGCTTTAATCGGCCATCAAATGTATTTGATGGAAGCTGGAATCTGAATGGATTTAGTTACTTATCAGGTGATAAAGTTAAGATCATTCCATTTGAAATAGCTCTAGGAAATGGAGCCGAGCCAGGTGGAAATTTACGTGAACCTGAGTTCGATGATACAGGTCTTCAGAATGAAATAATTCGTAAATTGGTTGTGATCACGACCGATATCGAAGGAAATCAATTTTTCGAAATTAAGGTCAGACCTGCGGAGTTAGTTGGACTCACCGTTAACGAAATCGCATTATACAATGAAGATGGCGGTCTCATGGTTCTGAGTTCATTCCAAGGAAAAAGTAAAGATATTTTTACTACATTTACATTCGTTTTATCGGAGGATATATGATTTATATTTTAGTTAGAGAAACCCTAATCGAGTTACCGGATCGAGATCAAAAGATCATCAATCGACTCAATATTATAGCTGCAAGTAACTTGGAAGTGATTCAAGATTATTGCGATCGCAAGAACTATAAGAGATTTTCTGGAAGCGGAAATGGTACAATGTTTAAGCGCGAAATAGATATCGAAGTAATCAAAAAAGAACTCAAAAAATACTTTGATCTAAAAACAGCAATTCGAGTTGAAGAGCGTTTTATCATCGAAGTATTGGAATTGAAAGGAGCTGAAGCATGACATTTGTAGCAACAAAAACACGCGTTTGGAATCGTATAACACCTGCTGATGGAGATCTAGTTGACGATGAAGTTGATAGATTGTATGAAAATTGCAACTTCCTTAAGACTCAACTCGATGTAGCAGTGAACAAGCAAATTCCTTTGGGTTGTAGTACGATCACTGATGATCTCGATGAACTCACGGAAGAAAATGGTTTTGTCTTATCTGATGGAGATGATCACTTGCGATCACTGTTAGCTCCGAGTTTGTTAGCTAAATTAATTAAAACCGTTACTTCTGTTACTCCTGGTACTGATCGAGTTAATTCCGTAGATCATGGAAGAACTGAAGGAAAATTAGTTAAGTTTGGATTCACTGGTGGAGGTATAACAGCACTCACTCGATACTACGTCAGGAATCCGACAGCGGATGATTTCCAAATTTCTCTTACACGTAGCGGATCAATTATCGATCTCACTTCAGACCAAACAGGAGAGATGTTGACTCACGTTGGTTGGGGATTTGGCAATGGCTCGACTACAATTAATGTTCCAGATCGAAGAGGTATAATCTCCAGAGGAGCAGGAGTTCATGGTTCGCGGGCGAAAGCTGCTGGAGGGAATTACGACGGTGGAGCTCCCGGCCATGATGGTCAAGATATGAGCCATGCACATTTACATGAGACATTGGTGACAACCTCGGGCGGCCTAACGGGTTACGAAGCGATAGGCACCGCAGGTAATACCGCAACCAACAATACCCAAAACATCATCGGTGTCTCAAAATCCGATGGAGCTAACGGAACTCCACGAATGGGAAACGAAACTACAGGAGCATGGACTGCTGATATACTTAAAACGAGGATATTCTAATGAATTACATTATAGAAAAATCAACCAACATAGTTCTATTCTACAATAGCTCTAAAAAGCAATTATCTGGCAATGATGCTTGGGCTTTATTTAATTCCGATTTACATCAAGTGGTTTTCTCACTTGATTACAATCCTCCAGTGGGTGAAGTGTTTAAGGCTCCAATTTCTAATGGAGTCGCACAGGAATTTACTAAGAAAACAGTTTATTCAAAAGGAAACCATTTAGGATATAGAGAACTACTTTCATGGGAAGATTTAATTGATGAAACTAATGAAACAACTGACATACCTTTAGCAGACGAACCATATCAAAAACATGTACAAGGTCAAGGTTGGCAAGTTGATCTCGTAAAGAAGAAAGAATCTCTGAGCGCGAAAGCAAATCAAATTTGTTCTCATAAGATCGTCAGTGGATTCACCTCCAATGCACTAGGATCGATTCACTCTTATGACTCGGATAGAGATGATCAACTAAATTTAATCGGATCGGTGTCTCAAGGAACTGATGTTTATTACATGTGCAAAAACTCAGACGATGTTGCTGAATATCGACCTCATACAGCCGAGCAGATCAAACAAGTTCTTGCTGACGGAGCTCAGAGAAAATTGTTTTTACTTCAAAGAGCGAATACTCTAAAAACTTCGATCGCTAATGCAACTACCAACACGCAATTAAAGGCTATCAATATCAATGGAGGATGGGAATAATAGTAAAGTTACAAAAATGAGATATTCGCAAATTATGTGCGTTTATCGAATTTTTGTGGCGCGCGCGAATAGCTAATATAGTTGATATATGTATCCATGGCTAAATTATGGAAAAAAAGCTAAAGAATAAGGTAACTTTTTTAAGGTTTATTTTAATATGGCACAAGTTAAATTTTTTCACCAAAATAACCCA